CTATCACCTGCCCGACTGTGACCGTACAGTCATCGGAAGGTATCATCTGTGTAGGTATCTTGGGCTTCATGAGCCTCCCCTTTTCTTCCCCTTCCCCACCCCCTAAAGGGGAGGGGAAGGGAAGTTGCTAATCTATCCTCGTGTCGGGGCTGCGGCATCCAGGGCAGCAGAGCCACCGTTATGCCGGAAGCTGGCCGAATAGGTTATCGGGCCGCCCACCGTGCTGCTGATGCTATAGCTAGTCACGATGGCAAATCCGTTATAGCCCGTCGTGCCGTCAGGCTCGAAATCCCATTCCTCGCCTTCCAAACCCAGTTCACCAAATATGGTCGCATCGCCCTGGCTGCTGGCCAGGTCGGCGAAACCGCTTATGTCAATGGTGGCTGTAGGTTTCCCGGCCAAGAAATTTTGATACGTGTCAGCGAATGCAGTAACGTCCGCTTCTGGCACCGTAAAGTTCAGGCTGACAGAACTTAGCTCGTCTTCGAGGGCCACCGAGTCGAAAGAGAAATCCGCATCCTTACCGTGAGTTCGTGCCATGTCAAAGTCCTCCTAGCATAGTGATTTTCGGCGTTCTGAGCCGGTTTGTGGGTTGTTATGAGACGGCCCTGGTGGTTTCCCCAGAACACTGAAACGTGGCCGTGTACGTTGCTGTGCCGCCAACAGGGAGGTTTATCGTGTAGCTGCCGCACATTGCCCCGGTAAGCCCACTAGCGGTGCAGGTATATTCCGGTGAATTCGTGTCTGGGCCTGCGCCGTCCGGGTCAAAGACCAGCGTCTTCGGGCCGCTGGTCGTGTGCAGATGGTCGAATATCGTGACATCGCCTTGGCTGGCTGCCAGGTCAAGTGTCCCTGCGATGTCGAAACTTACATCCTTCTTTCCGGCCAGGAAATTCTGGTAGGTGTCATTGAAAGCCGTCACATCTGTTTCAGCCACAGCAGCGGTCATGGTAACGGAATTCAGTTCGTCCTCGATTGCCACACCGTTGAACGAGAAATTCGAGTCCTTCCCGTGTGTTCTTGCCATCTATTCCTCCTCCGATTAGCATCCCCAACAGATTGAATGGTGTAGGCGCATACCACGCAAACCCGCAAGGGCTTGGGCTACGTAACATAGTAGCCGAGGCTGACGTAGTTCTTAAATGTCCGGCTCCCTGTGCCAGACGATTGGATTTTCACTCGCCACCACGATTCTGAAGCCGCTGGGCCGGTGGTAGTGGTGACGATATGGGTGGCACCTGTGGCCTGCGTGACGGTGCCGAAGTTTATCTGGGTTGTAGGGCTTCCCCAGGTGTCGTTGGTCTCGCTCTGGATTTCCAGGGCGATGGTGTTCGTGCCAGAGCCGCCCATCTCAACCATCCGCCAGATGCCGACCAGCGTTGTCGTTGCCGCAAACGTCCCCAGATTGTAGCCAGTCCCATTGACCACAACCGTGCTGCCGTTACACGTTATGGTGTTTGCGGCAATGATGCGGCTCCTTACCGGAGCGGACACACCCTGCCAGGTCACGTTGCAGGCAATGACATCGCCCACCGTTGAAAGCCGTGGCGACGTACTGATGACGGTTGGCCCCTCGTACCCGAAATTCCCGTCATCCAAGCCGCCTGGGTAGATGCCCACTCGCCTGGCGGTAGCGGTCAGGTCGGTAAACATTTCGCCGTCATAGTTGGGCGATGCAGTTGACCAAAGTCCATTAACGTCGAACGTAAAACCCGGCTTGCCCTGGACGTATGTCATATCAGTATCGGCAAATGCTGTAACGTCAGTCGGCGATTCCGTAAAGTTCAAGGTCATGGAATTACTGACGCCAGAGAAATCGAACTCATCTAGCAATAATCCAGCAGATTTTGCGTGTATCCTAGCCACGGTTCCTTCTCCTCTTGGCCTTGGGCATTTCGGCCAACCGCTCCTGCGCCCATGCCTCGTCTGATTCCTCGTAGAGTTTGACGGCCCCTGTGCGGAGCAGCGATTCGATGTCTATCGGCTCATCACCGTCCAAGATAAATCGTTGGCCGGGATGGAAGCGGATACTGGAGGGTTTGACACCTGGCCCCTGCACGAAATGCAGCTTATGCAGGGCCAGATACCAGACCTCAGAACTAGGACTTACGTTTTCGCTCGTTATATTGGCTCCCTGGTAGGTGGACGAATGGGTTTTTGAGTGTGATGGAATTCATGAAATCCTTCGTACCTGAGCATTTCTTGCATACCCCCTGGCTGGTAGGGCCAGCAGAGGCTGCAATCTCCCAGTGGTGGACGCACTTAGCTCTGGTCAGCGATGATGCGATAAATCCCCCCGATGTGCTGGTATACGACCCCGTCCAAGTCCTCCACCAGATAGATGTCGGACTCTCGACGGCATTGCAGAAGGGAATGCCCGGTGATGCTTAACGAGGCATCCTGCATCACGCTGTCAATCTGGGTATCTATATCCCCGGCACCCTTGGGCCACGGGCTGCGGTCTATCGCCTTGACCATGTACAAGGCTGCGCCGCCTCGCCCACTGGAGAACGACCAGTATTCGTCTACTTTCGACATAGCCTGGAACACGACGTAGGGCGGTGATGTCCCAGCCGGGGCCAGTTGGTTGAATACACCGCCAGTAGCCTCGTTGGTTACGGCTGCGACGTTCAGGAGGGCGTATACAGCGGTGTCCAGATTGACTCGTAGATTGGCCATCTATAAATCCTGCGTAATCTGTTTGACGGCTTCGGTGAATCGAGGCCGTTCTTTCTCCGCATTGGGAATCATGAACGGACGGGCTGTCATATGGACAGTCCCATATTCCAGGTGCGGGGCATAATGGGTTGAGGGGCCGATTGTCCATGCCAGTTCCCCAGCTTCCCGTGCTGTGATGCTGTTGCGGGTCGTCCCAGTATCGACAGGGCAATCTTCCTTGGATGTTCGTTCAATGGTAAACGCCGCAATCCGAACGGCCTTGTCGAGCATGGCTCCCACCTCCCGCCATTTGGGATTCAGCGTCACTACGATTTTCGCTGCGAACTCCATAAAAACAAAAACCCCTTGAACGCTCTCAGATGAGCATTCAAGGGCTTCGATGAGCCTCCCATATATTCCATCACTTACTAGCGGTCAGGCCGCTTATCGGGCTTCTCAGAGCCTCTCCGGTGGGGCTGGGTTTAGTTGTCGCTTATTGGTATGTGGACATAGCCGCCTTGCCCATCGGGCTTCAACTTGACCTTCGCTGTGTCTGGTGCGAAAGTGGTGACCGCTTGACATCGGCGACACTTGATTTCGACTATGCTACTCCCTTCCAGTCTGATACGGGCCAATAGGCTACGGCATTCTGTGCGCCTGCACCGTGCTTCTCGCAGCCCTAGATTTGGCGCATTTGGCATCGCTTCGAGAGCGTCCAAGATTTGCCGGTGTCCACTGATTGTACCTCATAGGTGCCGCTGCTGTGAATCACCCTATCGTCTGACGTTATGGGCTGGTCATAGGCCACCGTCAAAGTAACGTCCAATTGGGTGTCAAGGCGGCCTGCATCGGTGGACTCGCTGCCACCTCGTGAAGCCAGCCGAGCCGGTATATTTTGGTATACCTCCGCCCAACTTGCGATGAATCCACCCTGCCCATCGGCCTCCTGCGATTCTCGTTGGATGCTCACGGTGTCGGGCATGGCGGTCTTCATCGCTGCCCTCATGTACGTCAAATCCGGCCCTTGCAATAATTTATCTGCCATCATCTATCCGTCTGCATACCGCCCGAATTATCCGGTGCTGGAGTCCTACACGTTCAACCCAGTAACGTCATCGCTGTCGGTGTAAACGCTATAGCCATCCTTGCGTCTGGGCATGACCGTCGTTGTTCCTCGTGCTTGGCGACGAAGCCGCTTGGCCTGGGCCATGTACATCTGGGTTATGCTCCCCTTTTGGAAGCTGGCCCCATCCGCACTGAACGAGAAATCCCTGGCGAAGCGCACGGCCAGAGTTTCACAGGCTCTGGCCGCCGAGCCATAGATGTCATCCCCTTCCTGGGCCAGAAAATCGTCTATCTCAGCATCTTGAAATAGCGCACGGTCTGCGTCGGTATCCCCGATTTCCAGCCGGATTCTATCCCTGGTTGCTGTGCTGCCAGCCGTGTACGAGAATGCCATTATGTCCTCACAAAGATTGTCAGTGTGAGCGCATCGGTTAGGGCGTCGGAACCAGCAAGCTCCACCAGCAAATTGCCGTGAATAACGGCGGGGATATATGCCCCAGTGATGGCCGACCCGGTGCTATCGTCTAACTGATGGGTGGGGTAATACCAGGCATCGGTTGCGCTATTGGTCACGGTCAGCAATGTGACCGTCACTGGGTCGCCTGGTGATGACAAGGTTGTATCCGTGGACGCTGGGGCCGACGCATGGAAATTCAGATACGCCGCCAACAGTTCGCAATATGGCAAGGCCACCACCAGGGAGCCGGTAGCCGAAGCATCGGAACCCGTGGTGGAAACCTTGATGATATATCTCTCAATCGCCATCAGCGGCCTGCGTAATAGACCACCACCACTTCGGCAGTGTCCGGTGAGTTCGCCTGGGCAATCGTGACCTTGATATTATCAGCCACGCAAACCTTGCCGTAGACTTCTTCTGTGCCATCGTAGGTGATGTCCGCTCCGGTTTCATCATCTATGACATGGCGTGGGTGGAACCAGCCGCTCGTGTTGGAATTTGTGAGCGTCAGGATGGTCAAGGCAGGGCCATTGTTCCCTGCCGTGGCTACAGTAACGTCAGTTGTACCAGGAGGCGAATCCCCATAGGTCACACCGATGGAGCATATCTGCCCTGTGACCACATGGCTGCTGGTGTTGTTCGCCGTAGCGGAGCCGTCGCCACCAACGGCGGCACCAGTGT